CTGGAGATTCCGCGCGATGCCTTCCTCGTCGGCATGGTGGCCGCCAACAAGGGCTCCTCGCAGCTGTCGCGTAAGTCGTTCCCGCAGGCGTTCGAGGCGTTCGGCCAGTTCGCGAAGGAGCACGACGACGCCTGGATGTACGTCCACAGCGCGAACGGCAACCCGCCGAACAACGGCATCAGGCTCGACACGCTGGCACAGGCGCTCTCGTCTCTCGGCGTCGGCCCGCTGGAGGAGAAGGTTCGGTTCCCGCCGCCCGAGGCATGGCACCTCGGTATGCCGCGGGACGTCGTCGCGCACCTCTACCCCGCCTTCGACGTGCTGCTCAACCCGTCGATGGGCGAGGGCTTCGGCATCCCGATCCTCGAGGCGCAGGCGTGCGGCGTGCCTGTCATCGCATCCGACCACTCTGCTATGGCCGAGCTCGCGCAGGCCGGCTGGCTCGTCTCCGGCGACAGATGGTGGGACGCGCTGCAGGAGTCGTTCATGATCTGTCCGGCCGTAGGCTCGATCGTGGCGGCGCTGGAAGCGGCTTATGAGCGCCGCGAGGATCAGGAGCTCCGCGACTTCGCCGTCGAGTTCGCCCGCCAGTACGACGCCGACCGCGTCGCGATCGAATACTGGGAGCCGGCGCTCGAGCTCCTCGGCCGGCCGCGTGAGGTCGCACCACTGAACGGCAACCGGGCCCAGCGCCGAGCGGCAAAGAGAAAGCGGGCAAAGGCCGCTGCCTGATGCGGGTCGCAGTTCTGAGCGTCACCCGCGACCGGATCGAGTACACGCGCCACTGCTTCGGCACCCTGCAGGAGAACGCAGGCTGCGAGTTCGATCACTTCGTCTACGACAACGCTTCTGAGGACGGCACGGTCGAGTGGCTCCGCGAGCAGTACGGGCCGACGCACCTGATGGTGAGTTACGAGAACATCGGCATCTGCCGGGCGCTCAACCGCGTCCTGGCCGTGATGGGCGACTACGACGTCGTCGTGCGCTTCGACAACGACTGTGAGGTGACCCAGCAGGGCACGCTAGGCGTCGTCGCACGGGTCGCTCATCGCCACCGCGCGATCGTCGCTCCGCGGGTGCTCGGGCTCCGACATCCGCCGCCCGGCATCGGGCGCGTGCAGCTCGGGCGGTACGTCCTCGAGGAGACCACGATCCTCGGAGGCATCTTCATGGCGATTCCGGGCGAGGCGTTCTGGAAGCACGGCTATCGCTTTGACGAGTCGATGCCGCGCTACACGGGCGATGAGGCGATCGTTCCCTGGTGGCGGCGCCGCGGCGGCGTGACCGGCTACCTCGACGGCTACACCGTCAACCACTACGAGACGAGCGTGGGCCAGGAGGCCCGCTACCCGGAATACCACAGCCGCAAGCTCTCGGAGATGGGCCATTGACCTACATCGGCCTTCTGATGATCAGCCACGAGGACGACGTGCTCGAAGCCGTGCTGCAAGAGCACACGAAGATCGTCGAGACCTTCTACGTCCTCGATGGCACCGAGCCCGTCAGGGACTCGGAGGCCATCTGCAGATCGTTTCGCGAGTGCGCCGGCTACACGCACGACTCTGACCTGCCGGCCGAGTACGGGCCCGTCCCGCGCGACGGCTGGCGGCAGTACCTCTACGAGCAGGCCGTCGCCGACAACGGCTTCGACAACTGGTTCCTGCTGCTGCACGGCGACGAGGTCTGGACGTTCGACCCCGAGCACGTCATGGAGATGCGCGCTGGTGCAGACGGCTTCGTGTTCCCGCTGCCCTGCTACTTCCCGCGAGAGGAGTGGGACTACAACCGGACGGCCTTCGAGCAGCTCACCTGGCACCTCTCCCCCGGCTGGCCCGAGTTCCGAATGTTCCGCGGCGCTCCTCACGTCCACTACGACGTGACCCAGCACTTCGACGTGACCCCGCGCGGCCTTCGCAACATCGTCCGTATCCCGCACCCGATCAAGCACTACCCCTACCGCTCACCCGAGGTGCAACGGCAGCGGGCTCAGCGCCACGAGCAGACGGGCTTCGACCCGGACAACTACCGGCACATCGTCGACGGTGACAACGTCATCTGGGACGAGGCCATGATCGCGGGCTGGCTAGGAACGCCGCACTTTCGGGAGGTGCAACAGAGTGGAAGTGCTGCAAGTCCAGACCGAGCTTGAGCAGATGCTCGAGCTGTACCGCCGGCGGCAGCCGCGGCGCGTTCTTGAGATTGGCTGCTGGGACGGCGGCACGCTTCGTCACTGGCTGCGCGACGGCTCGCCGGAGCTCGTCGCGGCCGTCGACCTCGAGCACCGGAACTCGCGCAGCTACGGGCGCTGGAAGAAGGCGGGCACCGCGCTGCACACGTTCATCGGCTCGTCGTATGAACCGGCCGCGGTCGAATGGACGACACGCCTCGCACCGTTCGACTGGCTGTTTATCGACGGAGACCACTACGAGGACGCCGTCAATGCGGACGCCGAGAACTGTCTCGGCTGGGCGGCCGAGGGTGCCGTGATGCTGCTGCACGACATTGCCGACCAGTTCGGTGGCGGGCCACGGCGAGTGTTCGACTGGCTGGCCGAGACCTTTGAGACCGAGGAGTACGTGGACTCGGAACCGGCCGAGTGGGGCCACGGCATCGGCGTCGTCTACCTGTGACGAAGTGGGACGAGTGGCGGGCCCGGTATGACGTGATGACGTTCGCCGAGCAGCAAGCCTTCTACGAGGACGTCGCTCGCGCGCACCCGGTGCAGCGCGACTGGAACGAGGAGGCGTGCTGGCGCTTTCTCTCCGAGCGCCTACCGGCCGAGGTGGTCGAACTCGGGGGATGGGACGGCTCGCTCGCGGCGGCCATGCTCGACCGTGCGCCCTTCATTCGCTGGTGGTCGAACTACGACATTGTCGCCGTGCCGCAGGTCTGTACGGACAGGCGCTACGGACTCGTCGTACCTGACGAACCGGCCTGGCAGGGACTCGCGCCGATCCCCGCCGACGCGCTTATCGCCTCGCATGTAGTCGAGCACCTCCGCGTCGCGGAGGTCGAGGCGCTCGTATCTGCCTGGGCTCCGCGCTCTATCTACCTCGACACCCCGCTCGAAGCGCGGGCGACCGACTGGCGCGGCTACGAAGGCAGCCACGTCATCGAGGTGGGCAGCGAGGAACTCCTGGCAAGACTGGACGCGCTCGGCTACACCGCGACGCACACAGAGGGCCAGATGATCGCCTTCCTCGACCGCCGATGATCTTTGACACGGACGACCTCTACGAAGGGCATGACCGGCTCGACCTCCTGTACGAGCTGAAGAAGGCGAACCCGGCCTTCCGCATGACCGCCTTCTGCGTGACGGGCCGCTGTTCTGAGCAGTACCTCGAGACGCTTCCCGACTGGATCGAATGCGTCCCGCACGGCTGGCTGCACCCGACGCCGGTCGAGGCGGCGCAGTGGTCATACGAGGAGACGATGGAGGTGCTGCTCTCGGCGCCGGGCCGCATGGTCGAGGGCTGGAAGTCTCCCGGCTGGCAAATCTCGGACGGCACCTACCAGGCGCTGCTCGAGCTCGACTGGTGGGTCGCAGACCAGCACTACAACGACGAGCGCCGGCCACTCGGCCTGCGCTACCACTGCGAGGGCGACGGCGACCACGTCCACACGCACGTTCAGAACGTCTGCGGCAACGGGTTGGAGGAGACGTTCTTCACGCTGCGCGAACGGGTGCGGAGCGCGGAGTCCTTCGACCTCATCAGCGAGGTGGTACGGCCGTGGTGAGCGTGATGACTCCGTCGATTGAGGGCCGCGAGCGTTTCCGCATCGAGTGCAGGCAGTCGGTCGCGGCGCAGACCTACCGGGACTTCGAGCACCTGGTCGTCGTGGACTCAGCGCGCGAAGGCTGCGCCGTGACGATGAACCGGCTGGCTCGGGAGGCATCCGGCGAATGGCTCGTGCCGCTCGCCGACGACGACCTGCTGCTACCCGGCGCGCTCGACACGCTGCTGCGCCACTCGCAGATGGCCGACGTCGTCTACTCGCCGCCGCTTGTCTGGGGGAACGGCGATACGCACTTCTTCGGAACGCCGCCGCAGATTCCCTCCTTCGCGCTCATCCGGGCGTCGCTCTGGGAAGAGCTCGAAGGCTACGACGAGAGCCGTATCCGCGAAGAGGATCGAGACCTCTGGACTCGGGCGCTCAACGTCGGCGCTCGCTTCATCCGCGCAGACAGTGAGCCGACCTGGGTCTATCGCTTCCACAAGGGCAACAAGTCCTATCACCGAGGAGTCTCGTCGTGAACATCACCATCGTCACCTGCTGGTACGGGCACCCGGAACTGGCAGCCGACTACATCGAGGCCGTCGAGGACGAGCTCGAGGAGGGCGACGACGTCATCGTCATCGACAACGGGGACGCGCCTGCACTGCCGCTCCACTTCCGCGTGATCGTCCCCGGCGAGAATCTCGGCTTTGCGGAGGGCTCGAACAGCGGCCTCCGTCGCGCCATCACGCCCGGGGTGCTGTTCTTGAACAACGACATCAAGCTCGGCCGCCGCGGGTGGCTTGAAGCCGTACGGGATGCAGTCGCTCCGGGCGTGCTGGCCGGCCCGCTGCGAAGCGACTACCACGCGCAGGTCGATGGGCAGCCGATGCCGTACCTCGACGGCTGGTGCCTGGCGGGGATGCGCGACGATCTGCTGGAGCTCGGAGGCTTCGACACGGAGCTGCTCGAGCCCGCGTACTACTCGGACAACCTGCTCTGCCTGGAAGCACGAGCAGTGGGCATGACGCTGCGCGAGTTGCGCGTCGGCCTCGTCCACAAGCTGAACGTCACAGCGGGGCCGTCATCGAGCCCGGACGTTCAAGCCGCATCGGCGGCGAACAGGGCTCGCTACTTCGCTCGCGCCCGCGAGTGCCTGGTAGCGGCGTAGTCAATCAACCGGAAGGAGCTTCGCTATGGCGAAGTCGGTAGCAACACACTGGAAGGTCGTAGTGAACGGCGTCGACCTCTCCGACCACGCCTTTGCCGTCGAGGGCGTGGACGAGAAGGAGAAGATCGACGTGTCCGGCTTTGGCGGGACGAAGGAGTACCTGCCCGGCGTCGCTGACCAGACGGTGACGGTGTCGTTCCTGAACGACCGGGCTGCGTCCAGCGTCCACCACACGCTGAAGCCGCTCTACACCGGCGGCTCGTCGTTCCCGTTCTTCGTGCAGCCCAGCTCGACGGCAGGCACGGCGGCGGACAACGAGCTGTACGGCGGCTCGGCCTCGATGTACATGTTCCCGTTCGGCGCGTCGCTGAACGAGCGCGAGGAGATCGAGATCGAGTTCTCGCCTGCCACCAGCGACGGCTTCAGCTGGGGCACGGTAGCGCCGTAACATGGCGGCCGGAGCGGTTCGGGTCGCGGGACTGCGGGAGTTGCAGAGCGACTTTCGCAAGATCTCCCGCGACCTGAACAAAGAGCTTCGCGCCGAACTCATCGATGCCGCCGACCCCGTCAAGGTGCGGGCCGAGTCGCTTGCGCTCGCGAAGATCCGCAACATGCCGTCGAGCCCCCACTGGGCTGGCATGCGGATCGGAGTGTCGGCGGCGAAAGCGTCCGTGTTCATGGTTCCGCAGGCGCGAGCCCGCGGGCGGCGAGGCGGTGCAAGACCGAACCTGAAGAACCTGCTGCTCGACCGGGCGATGGGGCCGGCGCTCGAGGAGAAACAGAATGAAGTCGTCGAGGGTGTCGGCCAGATGCTCGACAACCTGGCAGGCGCCAACGGCTTCTAACCGAGAACGGAGGGGATAAGTAGTGCCCAAGATCACGATCAACGTCCCGGCGTACCAGGGCGAATACGACCTCGACCTATCCGGCGGCCAACTCTTCAGCTACCTGGAGTGGCGCTGGATCAAAAAGCTCTCGGGCTACCTCCCAATGACCTGGCAGGAAGGGTTGGATGGCGGCGACCCAGATCTGATACTCGCCTTCGCTGTCATCGCCATGCAACGCTCGGGGAGGATCGCCGACACTGACGTGCTCACAGCGGCGCGCGAGATCGAGACGGCCGCGGTTGATGGCACGTCGATCCGGTTTGCCGAGGACGACGCGGCCGAGGACGGTGATGCAGACCCTCAGATGGAGTCCGAGCCCGCCGACTCGCCGCCGTCTTCTGGGGCAGACACAACAGAGAGTTCGGCGCCTATCCCGGTGAGCTCGAGCCGCAGGCGTTCTGGCAGCCTGGCCTTGGCCACTGGTTCGGACTCCGACCGGGAGATCTCGGCCTGATGACGCCGACGCAGATCATGGCTTGCGTCGAGTTCGCGAAGGAAGCGAACAGGCCGAAGAGGAGATGACCTCGTGGCTACTCGCGAGCTAAAAGTCGAGATCATCGGCGACGCAAAGTCGCTGCAGCGCGCCCTGGGCGACGCTTCGACGTCGAGCGGCAAGTTCGGCTCGGCAATGTCGAAGGCGGGTAAGGCGGCGGGCATCGCGGGCGCTGCAATCGTCGGCGGCTTCGTCTACACGCTGAAGCGCGGCTTCGACGAGATCGCCGAGTCGCAGAAGGTGATGGCGCAGACGGAGGCCGTCATCAAGTCCACCGGCAAGGCGGCGAATGTCACCGGCAAGGACGTGACGGATCTCGCCGAGTCGCTGTCGAAGGTCTCCGGCGTCGATGACGAGGTGATCCAGGGCGGCGAGAACATGCTGCTCACCTTCACGAATATTCGGAACGAGGTCGGCAAGGGCAACGACATCTTCAACCAGGCCACGACGACGCTGCTGGACATGTCGACGGCGCTCGGCACGGACATGTCGAAGTCGGCGATTCAGCTCGGCAAGGCACTCAACGACCCGATCAAGGGAGTGTCGGCGCTGTCTCGCGTCGGCGTGACATTCACCGAGGGCCAGAAGGAGACGATCAAGTCGCTCGTCGAGAGCGGGCGCACGATGGACGCACAGAAGATGATCCTCCGTGAGCTCAACAAGGAGTTCGGAGGATCTGCGAAGGCCTTCGGCGACACGCTTCCGGGGCAGCTCGCGAAGGCTCGCAACGCCTTTGACGAGGTCGCCGGCAATCTGGCCGAGAAGTTCCTGCCCATGCTGACCAGCGTGCTCGACTGGGTGAACAAGAACTGGGCGACAATCGGCGCCGTCTTCGAGCGGGTGGGCGACGTGATCGCAGGTGCTTTTGACTTGACGGCGGAAGCGGCCGGGCGACTCGTCGGGTTCCTTAGTGAACACCCGGCTCTCGCGCAGGCAGCAGCCGGTGCCATCCTCGGGCTCACTGCCGCACTCGTCGCGGCCACCGCGGCCCAGACGGCGTTCAACATCGCAGTGGCGCTCAACCCATATGTGCTCGCCGCGGGTGCGGTCGCGGCGCTTGCTGGGGCGCTCGCCGTCCTTTATCTAAAGAACGAGCAGGTTCACGAAGCCGTCAACCGAGCATTCACTGACATTCGGAACACTGTCATGCCGATCATCGCCGCGTTGCAGGCCGCATGGGCGCGATTCGGCCAAGACTTGACGACGATCGCGCGCACGACATTCGCCACGATCGTCACGCTCGTCCAGACGTGGATCCAGAACATGCTGGCGCCGATCCGGATCTTCCTCGCTCTGCTCCGTGGCGACTTCGACGAGGCGTGGGATCAGGTCAAGGGCGTGTTCACGCGGACGATCGGCGCCATCACGACCGTCTTGCGCGGCGCGCTGACCATCTGGGCCACGATCGCGAAGGCACTTGGCCAGGCGGTATTCGATGGCATCTCCGCAGGCATGGAGAAAATCGTCGAGAAGGTCGGCCAGATCTTGCAGGGCGTCGGGAACGCACTGAACGCGGCAGCCAGGACTGCCTTCAACCTGGCGCGTTCCATTGGCGCTGCGATCGTCAACGGCATCAAGGCGGGCATTGAGGCTCTGTGGCAGGGGCTGGTCGACTGGGTCATGGGGAAGATCAACAGTCTGATCGACGCGCTACGGAGCCTGCTGGACATCTTCTCGCCGTCGGGCGTCATGGCGAAGGAGATCGGAGAGCCGATGGCCGAGGGCATTCGAGTCGGCTTCGAGCGGGGGTTGCGAGATCTCGGCGGCGTCATGGGCGGCGGTGCGCTCAGTCCTTCGATGGCCGGCGGCACATCGACGACTGTCCACACGGCCGTCTACCTCGACGGCCGCCAGATCGCGGAGGTGAACGAGAAGCACCGATTTGCCATGCGCCGGGCCGGTATGGAGCTGGCCTAGTGCCCGGTGCTCCCTACGCCCAGGGCGGCACGTTCGCTCTCTACGAGTCGGTCATTCTCCACGACCGTCCCGTCGCCTACTGGCGCTTCGAGACCGCGGCTCCGACCGCCGACACGTCCGGCAACGGGCACACGCTGACGGCCGTCGGCACTCCGACGAACGCCACCGGGCTCATCTCTGCCGGCAACGGCCGCGACTTCTCGGGCTCGGGGCAGGCGTACACCGCGGCCGACGACGACGCGCTCGACGGCGACATCTTCACGCTCGAGGCATGGATCGACCTCGATTCGGTGACCGGCAACCGGACGCTGTTCTCGAAGGGCACGAACGGGCTCTGGCTCTACGTCGATGACGGAGTGGTGAAGCTCGACCGGCAGGGCACGAGCACCATCGCGGCGGCGACGGTCACGCTCTCTGTGAACACGACCTACTTCATTGCGTGCTCAAAGGACGGAGAGGCCGTTCACATCTACGTCGACGGCGTAGACGTCACCGACGATACCTCGACGCTGACGACTCTTTCCTCCACGGCAACGGCGCTCAACATCGCCCGCAAGTCCGATAACACGGAGCTGCTGGACGGCGTCATCGATGAGGCGGTGTTCTTCGGCTACGCCCTGACACCGGATCAGGTGACGTCTCACTACGAGGCCGGCTCGGGGGAGTTCGGCCACACGATTCGCGCCTCGATGCCGAGCTTCAAGATCGAGGTTGCCTTCGATACGGCCTGGAACTCCGATCAGCCGCAGTGGGAGGACGTGACCGAGTTCCTTCGCCTGAGCACCGACGTGGTGAGTCTCACGCAGTCGGGCAGGACGGACGAGACTCAGCGCCCGGCGCCGGCCAGTGGGTCGATGACGCTCGGGAACCGCGACCGGCGCTTCGACCCCGATGACGACACCGGGCCGTACGGCACGAACGTGTTGCCCATGCGGCTGATTCGAGCTCGAGCAGCCTGGGACGGCGCTCTGTACTGGCTCCTTCAGGGCTGGGTCGAAAGCTGGCCTCCGACGTATCCGGCGTCAGGCTACGACGCCGTGACGAAGGTCGACGTCGTGGACTTCTTCTCGGTCTTCGCGGCGGCCGAGTTCCCGCTCGAGACGGACGTCTCGGAGGAACTGGCGGGAGCCCGCATCGCGTCCTGCCTGGACTACCTCAGCATCCCCGAGAACATGCGGAACCTCGACGACGGCATCTCGCTCATGCCTGCGATCGAGGGCGTGTCCGGCAAGATTCTCGACCACGTCCTCTCCGTCGCCGAGTCGGACGGCGGCTTCCTCTACATCGGCCCTGACGGGAGGGTCGTCTACGAGGATCGCCAGCACCGCTTCGAGGCAGAGGCGCTCACCCGCGGCGACATCGGCATGGAGGCGGGAGAGGTTCCCTACCGAGACCTCGACCGCTCGAAGGACACGGCGTACCTTTTCAACCACGCGCAGATCACTTCGGGCGATGACAGCGGCACGGCAGAGGTGCTCGACCAGTCCAGCGTCGACGCCTTCGGCCCGCGCGCATTCACGAAGTCGTTTCTCACCGGCTACAACGAGTGCCTGGCCGCCGGCGAGTGGTACATCTACCGCTACAAGGAGCCGTCGACGCGCTTCTCGACCGTGTCCTTTCTCGGCGAGAACAACCCCGACCTTCACTGGCCGGTGCTGCTCGAGGCGTACAACTCCAACCGCTTCACGTTCCTGCACCGGCCGCTCGACTCGACGGCGATCGAGCAGGACGCCTTCATCGAACGCATCTCGCATCAGTTCGGGCTCGGCGGCTGGGCGACGCAGTGGCTGCTCTCGCCCTTCGGCGAGGAGACGCCCTGGGAGCTCGACGACGCGAGCTTCGTCCTCGGCACGAACACGACTCCGACGTGGTGAGCTGATGGCCTGGACTGACCCGCCCGCGTTCACCGCCGACGACCTGACATCGACGCAGTTCAACACGTACCTGCGCGACAACCTGCTCGCCCAAGGCCAGGCCCAGCCGCACATCTGGATCGACCCGACGTTCCCTGACGACTCCTCACAGCCTGAGGACTGGACGATCCAGACGGACGTCTCGACGCCGAATGACCCCTACGGCTACGGCTTTCTTCACGGCCACGTCGACGACTGGGTGGAGTACCACCGCTACCTGACGCCCGGCCGCTGGGTGATGAACATTCACACGGCGAAGCGGAACGACTACGGGACGCTATTTGTCGAGGTGTTCGGGCCCGACGACGTCGAACTCGAACCCGGCGATCCCGGTGTGGCTGAAAGCTCGCCGACCGGGATCGGGGAGTTCAACTGTTACCAGACGGGAGGCACGGCAGAGTTCCAG